CTCGTCACTATGGACGAAACAGGCTTCCTTTCGGTGCCTTTTATTATTTGTTTATGGTGAGAAGGTGTAACAGTGTTTCACCATCTTTTGTTAAAGTTTATGCAGTCTGATGAGACCATTCGGCGAAACATCCTTAGATGTCACTGCAAAGTGTTATTGAAAATGTATTATGATATATTATACCGATATAAGTACTTAAGTAAATTGCTCATCCTTCTGAGTTTGTCAAGTATCTTGGTTTTATTTTCCACAGTATTCTGTGTAGGTGTTTTAACTGTGCCCCTAGCCATTTGGTGGGTTATCAGTGGGTCTTTATTGAACTCATTGTTACTAACCACGTTTTTCCCTTTTGTCCTTGTGTACTTTCTTAGAAAGTTTCATGCTTTCATTAAACAAGAAATTTCTTATGCTGATTATATTGGTCATCATAAGTACTTGTGGACTGAACGCATTTGTAGTGTTACTGGACAATGGGTTTTTGAGCCTGTTGTGCAAATGGGTTGGCAGATGTCTGAGCCTTTCACAGTTCCTTTGTTAGAAGGAGTTGGGTTAGGTTCCATTATCACGAAAGAAATTGCTGGAAAGTCGTATTCCGATGCAGCATCTATTTCGTTTGTCAAATTCTTGCAGTTTGTGAATAATGCCCTGAATTGGGACTATTCATATTTCATACTTAGTTTTTATGTGCTTAAAACATGTATGAAGTTTTATAAGAACGTTATTGATAGAATCGTATACTTTTGTTTTGTGTACGTTTCTCTCTTAGTTCTTTTATTTTCATTACCCAGTGACAATGTTATTGGGTTTTATGTTCTTTTAAATAGGCTAGCTAGCACTTTGTTGTCTTATACTTTTTGGCAATGGTGCTATTGGCGTTTTACTTGGTTTGTTGTTCAAATAACTATTGTTGTTTTGGACACACAATTCATTGGTCGAAAATATAGTTCTTCTAAAGTATCAGGTGGTCCTGTGCTTAAAAAGAACTTAAAGGTTTCTTTTAATGATTTTATCATGCGTTTTGCCACTGTTTTACATGCTATGGCTTTGCCATCTTATATCAGGAATTCTTCTAATACTACTTATAGTTTACAAGATACTCTTGATATAATGCGTGAATTAGGTTGGCCTATTAATGTTAATCTCACTGAACCTGATACTTCTTTCGTTCCTGATGAATGGAAAGAATGGGTTTTGTGTGGCTCTGATTTTCATCAGGGCATTAACAATATTAAAGTTTATGTTGATCGTGACCTGGATTTCTTACGTATCAAGCATGTTGCTTGGGTTAGAACTGAGCAATATGGTTCTGTCAAGAATGAATTAGAATCTACTGCTAGATACTTTAGAAGTCCACGTTATGATTTTCCAGACCTTGATATTGATGATGTATGGTTTATTGTGAAAGATATTTTCCAAAGTTCACAATTAACACCATTCAACTACATTATCAAGAAATGGAATAAACGTTATTCTTTGGGTTCTTTTATGGCTAGAAATAAAAGAAGCAAAGTTAGACGTTCGAAATTTATATCCTCTATTGGGTATAAAAACTTCAAAATTTTGTGGCGTAAAACTTTTGAGTATGCTTCACTTTTGACGCCCACTTCTGCTGTGCGTATTAAAGATGAGGCTTTATCATATCAAAAGTTTTTGGCTGACAAGGTTAGAACTGTGATTGGGTCACCAATCACTCAGTACATTATGTCAACCATTTGGAACTATGAACCTAATCATAGGTCTAAATTTAAAGAAACTCCAATTAAAATTGGGATGCCTTTAAATGGTTACCAAATGTCTGAATTGTATATGCGGCATTCACGTTGCCAACATCATGTTGCTGGCGACATGACTGCCTTCGATTCTACTTTGTCTTATGGGGTTAAAAATCTAATTTCTGCAGTGCGGAAAAAGGGTTTTGAAAACCACAAAGATTATGAAAGGTTGTGTCATTTAATTGACATTAATTATGATCAGGTTGAACACCAATTGTTGAACACTACTAGTACTGGTAATATATACAGTAAAGGTACTGGTTTAACAACTGGGCATTCTTCCACATCAATGGATAACTCTCTAGGTTTATTGATTCTTTATGTCATGGCCTGGAAAGAATTAACTGGATTATCTGGTAAAGAATTCCTTTACTTTAATGAATTGTCAAATTTTGGCGATGACCATGTGTTATCTTACCTTTCCATTAAACCTGCTGGGTGGAATTTTACTAACATCCAAAAAGTCATGAAGAGATGGGGTATCATTAATCGTAAAGAAGCAGAAGGTGATTTATCAAAAATCCCCTTTTTATCCAAGTATTGTCGAAAACCTAGTGCTCAAGAAGTAGAACGCTTCAAGAAACTAGGTATAAATATACCACCCTATGTAGTATATCATGATAAGGATAGACTAATTGGGAAAATGTTAGCGCCTATACGTAATCTAAATCCTACGTATAAGTTAAAACGTCTTTTATCATATTTGGACCTGACTGCACACCATTATGATGTGTATGTTGGCATTGTCAAGGCCATTAAAAGGTCTAAAAATATGATGATGCAATTAGATTATCATAAGTTGAAAATTCCATCTTATGATTCTATTTTAAAACGTTGGTATGCCCCTAATGAAACATTTAAGAACTTTGGCATTGATTTAGGTGAGGACTATACTCCAGAAGATTTAACCATGTACTCCTATGGCTCTGTTACTATAATTGACAGTTTCTTAGGAGTAATGGCTATGATTCCAGACTTAGTCAACCCCATTATCTTTAACCAAGGTTATATTAGATCGTTTCAAATGGGCATGTCCAGGTTTTTGCAATGGCCTTTTGAGCTTTTAGTTGCTCAGAATTCCATTGTTACTATGGGTGAATTAAAATCTGTGCTGAGTAATTCTAATTATTCAGTCTTAGACTTTTCAATTTATAATGGTGCTTCAGCTAAAAGTAATATTTCTACTTTATTAGTTAGGCATTGGATCTTTTGTTGGTTTAAGCAAACATTTAAAAGTCCTTCTTTTGGTAGAGCACTAAATAGTGTTTCTCTTAAAATAGGAAATTTTCAATATTTGCTGAACGCCAAAATACCAGGTTTTGTCACAAATTTTAAACTAGGTTTACCAGATTTACTGGTGATGCTAGCTTTAAACCTAGTGAATATTCCTGATATTTTAAGTCTTATTTCTGTCGTGTCTATTCCTCGACCTGATAGAATAATGGATTTAATCATTCATTATATCGTTGTGTATTTTTGGTCGAATTTACCACCAAATTTCAATGATATTAATCATGATTTAACTAAGTTGAATAGTAGGTCCCTTTTAATAGAGGCACCTACTGGAACTGGTAAGAGTACTACACTGATTAAACATTTGTCTGATAGTCTTGTAGGATTTAACAATTTGGTCGTTGTTGAACCTCGTAGTCAACTTTGTATTGGTTTGCAAAAATATGTTGCAGACATGTACAATATTGACACTGCCTACTGGACAAATGGTGTTCGGTCTTCAGTAGCAAGAGTAACTTATATTACTCCTACTGAGTTAATGTTGCACCTTTCAGATTTTGTTAATTCAAATAGTGTTTTCATTTTTGATGAAGTACACGTTTCTGAAGGTGCATACTATACCTGTTTTGAGGTCATAAAGGGTAAAAGTTTGCCCATGATTGGCCTCACTGGTACACCCTCTGAGTATAACATTGATTCTTTTGACGTTCATAAACCCTTAGCTTTATCTAAATTGTGGACTATAACTGAAAATGTTATGACAAGCAATGTTAGTGAAGTTAAGGATTTACGACGTGAATATGAAAACTTTGTTATGTCCCAAGTTTCCACCATGCACCCTGCCTCAAAAGCCCTAATATTTTATCCATGGGCCAAAAGGTCAAAATTTGGTGATCGATTTCCATACAACACTAGTTACTTACATTCCCAATCTACCGATACTAGTGGTCAAATTATTTTAACCACCAGTGTGGCAGATGTTGGAATTACTGTACCTAATGTTGATTTGGTTATAACACCAGATTTCGATTTTATGCAGGTTGCTGAAGGAAGTGTTTTGGCCGTTAAATTAGTTAGACTATCTCCTATGACACTCTTACAACGTAAGGGTAGGACTGGTAGAACTAATAATGGTGCTTTTGTAAAGTTTACTACACCACATGTAAATTTTACACATTCAATGACAGCTGATGTTTTAAAACAAACAGCTTTCTTAGAGTGTTTACAAATGGGTATATCTGGTGAAATCCTTTCCTCCATCCATTCATCTGAAGCTAAGAAATTGGCTCTAGAGATAACTGGTAAGGAATCCCTAGAGGATAACCATATCGTAGACGTCATCAATCATATTAGAGAATATATTGATGATGTAAGAGTTTTACGCATGGTTAGAGATTCCATAACCAATCATGATATGGATTATGTGGAAGATTGGGTTCACCTGGACGCAATAAAAGGTGGGGATTTTGCAGTTACTGCAGGAGTTCCCACACAAAGTGTTTTAGCAGAAGCTTTTGGTTTTGCAAAAGAATATGCTAAAGAAATGTTTGAGATGTCAGCTGATTCTTCAGCTGATTTATCAATAGCTGTCCAAACCGGACTAGCTAACATCAAAAGAGCAATCCTTTATAATCAAATAGAGGATTTGTTCCAAGATGTAACCGTACGTGTGGCCTGATGAGATCCTTTTAGAGGACGAAATTTCAGTACTTTGAGTACATAAATTGCCCTCCATAGCGTTTTTGTATCATCATGAGTTCTACGGAATATGCTGATATCATTCAGAAAGTTTTACAACACTCCATAAGTGAAATGGTTACGTACGATGGTGAGCAAGGAATTTTCCTTACTCGCAAAGCTGCTAGTGACTTTTTAAATGTTGCTGGCAAACAGGTCAATGAAAAGCTCACAGATGAGCTATTGGATGCTGAAAAGCAAGCCAATGAACGTATTGACTCTATTGCTACAGAGTTAGCTCGCGTTAATGGTATGCTTAAAGCTTCCACTAAGCGTGGTGATGATCTTGAAAAAGATTATCAAGACGCTGTGCAAGCTTTGGCTTTATCAGAACGTGAGAATAAGGAAGTATTTGAATCTTATGAAAAAGAGAAAGACAAATACATCCAAGTTATTGCACGGTACCAAACTGCCGTGAACGACATGAAAGCTAGTA